AAAAGGTACCAATGGTTACGAAGACAAGAACAAGATCAAAGCTGTTCTTACCGCTGATGCCAAGGGCTTTATTGCCGCTGGTGCCGCACCTGTACAGGCTCCTGTTGCACAAGCACCTGCTTATGCTCCGCCGGTACAACAGCCAGTGCAGCAAGCCGCTGCAACACAACAACAAGGTGGTGTTACGCCATCTTGGGCGCAATAGGAGGTCACGATGTTGAGAAGAATTTTTAAAGCCATCTTTGGTTTGCAAGAGCCAGCAAAAGAAAAAGGCTATACTAGAGCGCAATTAGCTAAAGAACTGGAGCCGGGTTTGAATGCTCTGTTCGGTGCTGAATATGCAAAATATGAAAACAAAAACCGTAATCATCCGCGTTACTGCGATCCGTTACGCGCTCTTCTTGAAAGCGGAAAACCTTACACAATCTCCGAACTGCAAGTTAAGTTGGGTAAGCGTAAGGGTACTGTCTATCATGAGATGAGCGAACTGCGCAGTGGCGGCTTTGTGATCAGAAAGCAGTACGACAAATCAATCTCTGCAAACAAATATCGGATCGCAGAATGATCTTGCGGGGATACCAAGAGGCGGCTATCAATGCCGCCTCTGACGCTTTAGACAAGCACGGCAATACACTTGTCGTGGCTCCTACAGGTGCCGGAAAGACAATCATGCTTTCCGCGCTTGTGGGTAAGCGTTTCAAAAAAAATCAAAACATATTAATCTTGCAGCACCGCGATGAGTTGGTTGCGCAGAACTCAAGTAAGTTTCATAAAGTTAATTCCGATATGACTAGCAGCATGTGTAACGCAGCACAAAAAGACTGGTCTGGCGATGCTACATTTGCAATGGTGCAGACGCTTTCCCGCGAAAAAAATCTGGCGACTATGCCGAAGATTGACATGATCGTGGTTGATGAGGCGCACCACACTGTTGCAGACACATATCAACGCATCATTAAAGCCGCAAAGAAGGCCAATGAGGGGGTGCAAGTTGTAGGCTTTACCGCCACACCTAATCGTGGTGACAAGAAGGGGCTGCGCGGCATCTTTAGCAATTGCAGTCACCAGATCGAAATCTCCACTCTGATCAATGAGGGCTTTTTGGTTAAGCCAAAAACATTCGTGATTGACGTTGGTGTGCAGGATGAGTTGCGCAACGTGCGCAAGACAATTGCCGACTTTGATATGGATCAGGTCGAGAAGATTATGAACCGCCGTGCGATTAACCAGAAGGTTGTCGATGAATGGATGGTCAGAGCGGATAGCAGGAAGACAATCGTGTTCTGCTCCACGATCAAACACGCAGAAGACTTGTGCGAGGAGTTTGTTGGGGCTGGCATTGTTGCCGCAACAGTAACAGGCGACACGCCAAAAGAGGAGCGGGAAGAAATCCTGCATGATCTTGCGCATGGTGATATGCAGGTCGTTGTGAATGTCGCTGTCTTAACTGAGGGCTTTGATGCCCCGCCAGTGTCTTGCGTTATCCTGACACGGCCATGCTCATATAAAGCAACAATGGTGCAGATGATCGGGCGCGGTCTGCGCACAGTTGATGTTGATGAGTTTCCAGATGTCGTTAAGACAAACTGTATCGTTATGGACTTTGGCACATCTGTATTAACGCATGGCTCTCTTGATGACGCTGTTGATCTTGATGGTGGCGCTGGTAAGTCTGGCGGTGATGCACCAATTAAAGTTTGCCCGGAATGTGATTCAGAGGTTCCGCTTAGTGTTCGTGAATGCCCTATCTGTGGTTATGAGTTTGAAGGGCAGAACACAGACCCACTTGAGCATTTTGAATTAACTGAGGTTGACCTTATGGATAGGTCTCCGTTCCGCTGGATTGATTTGTTCGGAACAGGATCTTGCTGGTCTGCAACAGGCTTCAATGCGTTTGCGCTTGTGGCACAGTTGGGACACGTTTCTGCCGCATTGGTAAAACGAAACAATGGCCGTGTTCGGTTGATTAGTATTGGCACGTTGCGTCAAGCGATGGCAGCGGCTGATGATTTCTTGCGCACGAATGAAGATGGAAGTAGCGCAAAGAAAACAAAGCGTTGGTTAGATGACCGTATTACGGAAAAGCAGCGTGTTTTGCTTGGCCGTCAGGGTGTTCATATTGGAGCTTTAGACTTCTCATGGACTAAGTATAAGGGCGCGTGTATGCTGAATTATGTCTGGAATAAGCAGTTCATTGATGGAACAATCCAAAACATAATTCAGAAAGAAAGCGCATGAACCGTGGAAGCCTAGAGGTTACTCTTTATATGGTGGATGAAACAGAAGTTAAAATATCTTGCTTCATTCAAGTAAAAGATCCTGATGATGGGGAAGAGGTTCATGATAATGTTATGGATGCGATTACAGACTACATAGAAGAATATGATGATGTACTGATTGATGGTGAGGCCGAAATATATTTTGGTGGTGCGATCATGTATTTAATCGCTTTCGGGCGAGTTGAGGGTGAGGAAGACAAATGGGGTATAGCAACAGCGGAAGGAACGGTCACACTGCATTAAAAATTGTGGGTGAATTGTTCGCCAATATTGGCTGGGAAAAAAAGTTATGCGAGCTTAACAAAGACGAAGTGATGGCAATAGCTGTAGTTTTTCAATCAATTGAAGGGATAGAAGATGTCTACTCTGAGCAATACCTTACAGAAGTTTACCTCCGATATGGAGGCGCGAGACTTGGCCTTGATCCAGAAACGGACATCCCATTCTAATACTGCTGACTACATAATTAAAGAGCTTGATCGGGGTATAAAAGAGAAAGAATATAAGGCACCTAGACGAAGATATCTTGGCGCTTCTTCTCTTGGTGATCCCTGCGCCCGTAAGTTGCAGTATCGGTATATGGGTCAAGAGAAGGATGAGGATAAAGGCTTTCCAGCTAAGACGCTGCGCACATTTGCGCTAGGTCATAGCATAGAAGATCTAATGATTACGATCTTCAGGGACGCAGGCTTTGATCTTCGCACGGAGCTAAAAGGCGAACAATTTGCTTTTGATACGGCGGATGGCGAGGTTCGGGGGCATATTGACGGCGTAATAGTCAGTGGTCCATTGAATGTAGGCTACCCAATGCTGTGGGAATGTAAGTCAGCATCGGACAAGAAGTTTAAGGAATTTGTTCGTAATGGTGTTGCAGTTGCAAACCCAGTATATGCTGCGCAGGTCGCGCTTTATCAGGCATATATGGATTTGGCAGAGCATCCCTGCTGCTTCACAGTGTTAAACAAAAACACGAGTGAGATATACATTGAGTTAATGCCGTTTAACGCTGAGTTAGCACAATCGACTAGCGATAAGGCGGTAAACATAATTAAGGCGACTAATGCAGAAGAAATGCTGCCGCGTGTCGCACAGAACAACGATTATTATGGTTGCAAATGGTGCGAGTTTCGTAATACTTGTTGGTCTCTATAAAAAAAGGGAAGACGGTCTGGTGAAAGACCGCCCTCCCATGAGGTAACAATGCTTAACAGGAATCAATATAATGAGTGTAATTAGATTTGGCAATACTACATCTAGTGTTTCTGCTAATAATTTAGTCGAAGAGATCTCTCGCCGTGTACCAAAAGGCGAACAAATTCGCATCCTTCGGGATACGTTTCCTGCTGGTCGAGTTTCGGGAAACACATTTTACATCGGGTCATTACTAGGCGATCCGGGTCAATCAATGAAAATTAATATTGATCCGCACTCGCCCCACTTCATGAAGGGGCAAGACTTTAATGGCGGCATCGGGGTCGGGGGTATCGTAAAGATCCTGATGGAAGCTCGTAGTATGAAGCTGCCTGAGATTAAAGAAATGTTCGGGTCTTATCTGGACAATTCAGGGCCTCAAATTGTTCGGGATAACGGCCCAGTAGAAAACCCATTCAAGCAGCAGTATAATGCAAACTCTCCATATGACGCTGAGTATGTGTATACAAATGCTGATGGTGAAGTGCTGGTATCTGTAAGACGCTACAATGTTAAGGACATGAACAATAACCCAGTGCTGAATACGGCAGGTAAGCCGAAGAAAGAGTTCCGTCCATTTATTGAAGGCGCTCCATATTCAAAGTTTCCTGATGTGCGCCCGTTGTACAATATTCCTAACGTGTTGGCGTCTCGCCGTGTTATCTGGGTAGAAGGTGGAAAGTGTGCAGATGCCCTAAATACTAGAGGCCACACCGCTACCTGTACAATCGGAGGCGCTGGTGCGCTGACAAAGAAGACGGCTGCACAGTATGATTTCTCTCCCCTGAATGGCAAAGAGCTTATCTTGTGGCCTGACAATGATCCGGCAGGTAAGAAGCTGGCCGATCTTATTCAGGACTTGGCGTTAGCCGCAGGCGTGAGGTCAGTGACGATGTTGACACCGCCGCAGGGAAAGCCTGAAGGTTGGGATGCGTCTGACGCTATCTCTGAAGGCTTTGACATTGAAGACTTCCTGCAATCAAAAGAGAAGTCGAAGAAAATTGCAATCAATCTGCTTGATGATACGTTTTCTGCTTCACGCTTTTCGGGTGATGCACAAGTTCAAAAGATTCTGATTGATGGTACGTTTCCGCTCGGGGTGCTGATTATCTTTTCGGATGCGGGTGATGCTG